TAGAGGATCAAGGGTACACATACGAATACGAAAAAACTAAAGTGCCTTACCAGCGTAAGCCTTCTACCTACCTGATTGACTTTGAACTACACAATGGTATCATCATTGAGACTAAAGGTAGATTTGTTAGTGTAGATAGAGCGAAGCACTTGCTAATCAAGAAGCAACACCCTAAGTTAGACATACGTTTTGTGTTCAGTAACAGTAAGAGTAAGTTGTACAAAGGTTCTAAGAATACGTATGGGGATTGGTGTGATAAGCATGGGTTTCTTTTTGCTGACAAGGTAATACCAGAGAGCTGGTTAAAGGGGTAATACATGAGTATTAAAATAACAGTAGGTATGTGGGTTACATCTCTTGGAGTGAATATAGCTAAAGCAGGTCTTGCTATGATTGGTGTACACCCTTCTGCGCTAGATAGCGATAGTATCATAATCCATGGTGTACTAGAGGGGCCGTTCACGCAGTATGATATGCCTGATGAGTGGCAAGGACCGTATGAAGCTGAGGCTTACCTTGTAGTTAAGGCTGAGGTAGAAGGTGAAATAAAGGATATTGATTGGTACTTTGAGACTATTGAAGAAGCCTTTGTTTGGGTTAAACACTTCAAGTCTAGTATCAATCCTATTGTAATTGAAGGTGGTGACTATGAGTAAAGACTATCTAGTAGTACCAGATCAACATTCTCATCCAGATCACAACAATGACAGAGCAGATTGGTTAGGGCAATTTATCAAAGATCGGAAGCCTGATGTTGTAGTCAATATGGGGGATTGTTGGGATTTGCCCTCTTTGAGCAGCTTTGACAAGGGTAAGGCTTCTTTCAATGGTGCAAGTTATGAGCGCGATATTAACGCGGGGCTTGATTTTCAAGATCGGATGTGGCACCCTATTAAACAGTCCAAGAAGAAACAACCACGTAAAGTCTTCCTCGAAGGCAACCATTGCCACCGTATCAAGAAGGTGCTAGAGTATGAACCTCATTTGGCAGGGGAACGCTATGGAATTTCCTATAGTAACCTACAGCTAAAAGAATATTACCATGACATTGTGTACTACGAAGGACAGACTCCGGGAATCATCACTCTTGATGGTATTAGCTTTGCTCACTTCTTTGTATCAGGTCTTATGGGGCGACCCATTGGTGGTGAACACCATGCTGCTTCCCTTTTGGCTAAGAATTACTCAAGTTGTGTAGCTGCCCATAGTCATACTGTAGATTGGGCTGTAAGGTCAGGGTCCAATGGCAAGACTATCATGGGGCTTGTAGCTGGTGTTTATCAGGACTACAACAGTGGTTGGGCAGGTATGTGCAATAACCTTTGGTGGCAAGGTCTGGTGTACCTAAAGAATGTAGAAGATGGTGTGTACGAGCCTGAGTTTATCAGTATGGAATCACTAAGGAAAGAGTATGGAAAATGAGAGGACTTGAGGGTATTGAAAAAGAACTGAGGTACGACCCTGAGACTGGCCTATTTCACCACTTAAAGACGAAAGGAAACATCCCTAAAGACGGTATTGTGAAGTCTTTAGATTCTCATGGTTATATTAGGGTATCTTACAAAGGTAAGCGGTATTTAGGTCATAGGGTTGCCTTTTGGCTTATGTCAAACAACTGGCCCAAAGATGATGTTGACCACGTAAATGGAGTGAGGGATGATAACAGGTGGTGTAACTTGCGTGAAGCTACTAGGGGGCAAAATCTGCACAACCAGAAATGTACACGAGGTAAATCAAAGTATAAAGGGGTAATCAAATACCGAGATAGTTGGATTGCACAGATAGGGTCAAAAGAGTTTGGCAAGAAGTATTTAGGCGCTTATTCTTGCGAGGAAGAGGCTGGGTTAGCTTATAACTATAAAGCCTATGAGTTTTTTGGAGCTTACGCAAGGTTTAATCAAGTGTTTGATTCTGTGGAGGTTGCGGAAGGTGACTAAGTTTAACAAGTACGAATCACAACCAAGAGATTTTTTCAGGAGTACAGACCCCCGCACTGTTCTCCCTCTTGTACCCTTTATTAAGGGCGCTACATATGCAGAACCTTGTGCTGGTGCTATGGATTTAATTACCCTATTAGAGCCTTATGCAAAGTGCAACTGGTCCTCTGATATTGAACCTCAACACCAAAGTGTTTTACAAAAGAACGCTTTATCTGTAACCAAAGAAGATGTTAAAGACTGTGACTATTTCGTAACAAACAGCCCATTTTCATGGTGTATGCTACAACCACTACTTAAGTATTTACCTACACTTAAACCCACTTGGTTACTGCTACCTGCGGATTTTATGCACAACCGTCAGTCGATACCCTACATGGAAAAATGCGAGTACGTGGTTTCTGTGGGGAGGTTGTTTTTTCATAAGGCTGGTGAGAGTTTGGATATTAAGTACAAGAGAGGTACTGCTAATAACTGCTGGTACAAGTTCGTAGACTATGATACTAATACCGTATTCAAAGGGAGAATCACATGACTACTTTCGACCCTACTACTAATCGTGTTGCCTATGGGCTGCTAACGGACGATGAAAAACTCGCCATTTTAAGCTGGCCCCATGGGTTAGAGCATTATGATACGCGAGAGGGTCTATGGCGCAATGGTTTTTGCTGTCTACCAGACCTTACTGTATATCGTGGTAAGCCTGCACCCGTGGTCACTAGCACTTGGCGAAACGTGTATGGCGACAATTCAATTGGGTCTGTGCGAACAAACTCTTCTAGGTTGGAAGCGGACAGGGTGTCCAACAGTAACCGTATCGCAGTCCTACGTATTGACACATGCAATGGGGTATCTACAGCCCACCTAGAGGAAGTATAATATGCTGACACAAGAACAGATTGATGATTGGGTAGATACAGTCTCGTACTACAATCGGGAGGCTAAAGAGAAGACAACTACAGATATGGTAAAAGAGTTTGCTAAGACTATGGGCCAAGAGAAAAACCCAATTCTGTCAGAAAGTCTTATTGATGAGGAATATGAAGAGTGGTCTTATGAGGCTAACCTTCAGTCTGGGGAGGTCTCTAAACATTATAGTGAGGCTTATGATCCAGCTAAAGAGTTAAAGGAACTGTCTGACCTTGTGTATGTAATCTATGGTTACGCTAACGCACGAGGATGGGATTTGGAAGAGTCTACTCGTAGGGTGCATGAAAACAACATGGGTAGGTGTATCCAACCTGATGGTAGCATTAAACGCCGAAAGGACGGGAAAATCGAAAAGAACAAGGAATACCCTAAGGTGTACTTGGGAGATTTGGTATGACCTACAAAGTAACATATAACGGCAAGTCTAGCCTGTGGGAGATCAAACTGTGTGAACCCTACCTAGAGGACCGTGTTATCTGCATGTGTTTTAATGAAGGTACTGCCAAGGCTATCAAGGAAACACTAACAATGCTTAAGGAAATCGCAAGTGAAGATTGAACTCACCCCAGAACAGATTGACAAAGTAGTTATTAAAGAGATTCAAAACAGCCTTAAGTACCTACTTGACCCCACTCAGGATGTCCATGAGACAGCAAGGAACAAGATTGATAATGTTTATTCTCACCTGAGGGTACTAAAGTATTTTATGGCCCCTAGCGATTTCGAGAAGTATAAGGAGAAAGTTCTCTAATGAATAGGTATTATTGTGTATGGATGACTATTGAAGGTTTCCCTACTGCACCTGAGAATAACCTTATTGGTATCTGCACTGAAGAATCAGAGGCTATCAATATGGTGAAAGAGACTAAGAAATACAGCAGAAATGCTTACTACACAGCAGAGAAAACAGAAAATAAAGAAGGACTACTTGCATGAACAACCAACTACCAACAGACTACATATACTATGTGTACAATCATGTTGATCCTAGAGATGGAAGTTTGTTGTATATTGGTCATGGTTGTAGGGGTAGGGCTTGGATACACGGAAGTAAGAAGACTTGTTTACGCAGCCAAGATCACCTAAATCACTTGGAGTCTATGACACAAGACGGTTTCATAGCTACAGATTGGGTGAGTATTATCATCAATGGCGTTAGTAAGAAAGATGCCTCAATGTATGAGCAAGAGCTTATCAGGGGTTCAGAATCTCTATACAACAAACCCCAAGGTAAGAACTTGTTAAAAGTAACACCAGAAATTTATACACTGTGCAAAGAACTACGGGATGACGGGTTATACTACAGCCAGATTGCTGATGAAGTTAACCTAAGCGCTATGACTGTGTATAGGGCATTAAACGGACAAACAAAAAATATTGGAGATGACTATGACGAGTGAAAATTATCTGCCTACGGAGTTCCAGCGGTTTATCGCGCTATCGCGTTACGCCCGATGGTTGCCAGAAGTTAGCCGACGAGAGAATTGGGGTGAGACGGTCAGTCGGTATACGCTTAATGTGATGTCACCACAATGTACCGATAGTGATGGACACTTCGATCAAAAGATGTATGATACTATCGAGCAAGCGATTCTGTCTCTTGAGGTTATGCCTTCTATGCGTGCTATGATGACAGCAGGTAAAGCAGCAGAGCGTGACAACACTTGTATGTACAACTGCTCGTACCTACCTGTAGACGATCCCAAGTCCTTTGATGAGGCCATGTTCATCCTCTTGTGTGGTACAGGTGTAGGCTTCAGTGTAGAACGTCAGTATGTATCCAAGCTACCTGATGTACCTGATACATTGTATAATAGTGAAACAACCATCATGGTTAAAGATAGTAAGGAAGGGTGGGCTAAAGCATACCGTCAAGTTCTGTCACTACTATGGGCAGGGGAAATCCCTAAGTGGGACGTAAGTGGTGTACGACCAGCAGGGGCTAAACTAAAGACTTTCGGTGGTCGTGCATCAGGTCCAGCACCATTGGTAGACCTCTTCCAGTTTACTATCAATAAGTTCAAGGGTGCAGCAGGACGTAAGTTGTCGTCTATTGAGTGCCACGACCTTATGTGTAAGATTGGTGAGGTTGTAGTTGTAGGTGGTGTACGCCGTAGTGCTATGATTAGTCTGTCTAACCTTAGTGATGACCGTATGCGCCATGCTAAGTCTGGTAATTGGTGGGAGACACAAGGTCAACGGGCATTGGCTAACAATAGTGTGTGCTACACAGAGAAGCCAGATGTAGAGACATTCCTTCGTGAGTGGACCGCGTTGGTAGAAAGTAAATCAGGGGAACGTGGGGTATTCAATCGTGTAGCCTCAAAGAAGCAAGCAGCTAAGTACGGTCGTCGTGATCCTAACTATGAGTTTGGTACTAACCCTTGTAGCGAGATCATCCTACGGCCTTACCAATTTTGTAATTTGACGGAGGTAGTTGTACGTGCTACAGACAGTATTGAAGACCTTGAGCGCAAGGTACGGTTGGCTACTATTTTGGGTACAATCCAATCTACCTATACTAACTTCCCTTACCTAAGGAAGATTTGGCAGAAGAACACAGAGGAGGAACGTCTACTTGGAGTGTCGCTAACTGGTATCATGGATAACCCATTGATGACCACAAAGAACAAAGGATTGGAGAGTACCCTTGAGCGTTTACGTGGCGTTGCAGTTGATGTTAATTCAGAGTGGGCTGATCGCCTTGGTATCCCTCGTAGCGTTTCTATTACCTGTGTCAAGCCCAGTGGCACTGTTTCTCAGCTTGTGGATTCTGCATCTGGTATCCACACCCGT